GAATGCACGAAACGCTCCTACTGTCCGAAGAGGCCGCGATTTGTACGGACTGCGGAGGCTTTTACCGCGTGAGCCGGGACGACCCCGGCCCTCCGTCCAAGCGACCGGGCCAGTTTAGTTCCGAAAATGCGGAATCCCATACGATAGACGACCTTGTTGAGCTTATCCGACAGGCCATGGAAGGAGGGGCGCTGCTATGAAGTGCCTGTTTGTTGTAGCTCACCCGGACGATGAAGTCCTCGGGGCCGGAGCACTCATCCACAAGCTGTATAGTATCGGTTCACAGGCGGCAGTTTTCGTCCTCAACATTCTGGACACCACCAGATACCACGACGACGAAGGCGGGCTAAGGCGAGACTTGGAAGCCTCCAACGAGCTTATCAAAACAGGCGAGCTCAGGTACGGCAGCTACACCGACTCGGAGTTCCACAACGCATCGCACCGGCAGATGGTACAGGACATCGAGGCTGTTATCGCCGAGACGCAGCCGGACTTCATCTTCACGCATCATCCGGCCGACATCAACTCCGACCATTACTGGTGCTCGCAATCATGCCAGGAGGCGGCCCGGTATGGTCAGCGCGGCAGATACAATGCGAAGCCGCTTCAAGGGCTGTTTTTCATGGAGGTGCAATCCTCCACCGACTGGAGCACCAATGCCGCGCTCCGGCCGTTCGAGCCGAATACCTTCGTCGAGGTCAACGAGGCGGGCATCGCAGCCAAGATTGAGGCGCTGGCCGCATACGAGAACGTCATCCGCCCCTTCCCGCACCCGCGTTCCCCGGAGGCCGTCCACGCCCTGGCCGCCCTACGGGGTAGTCAATCGGGCTATCAGGCGGCCGAGGCGTTCCAGTGCGTATTTAGGAGGGGGTTGACATGATACTTACGTCACACCAGCCGGACTTTCTGCCCTACATGGGAGTCGTCTATAAGGCCGCCATGTGCGACACGCTTGTTTTCTCGGACGATGTGCTGTATTCCAAAAAAGGGATGCACAACTGGAATCGCATCAAGGCTCCAGGAGCCGCCCAAAGGCTGACCATCCCGGTTCACGCCCATCACAACCTGCGGCTCTGCGAGGTCACAGTCTCGGACGTCCGGCGCAGCCTCACGATGGCGATAAAGACCATTGACCAGAATTACCGAAAGGCTCCGCACTACGACGAGGGCGCAAGCATCCTGAGCGAAATCATCCGATTGTCCGAGCGGCAGAGGCTCGACATGACCGAGCTCAACCTCAGCCTGACGCTCCCCATCTTGGAGAGGTTCGGCATCCGTCCAACCGTTCTGGTAGCCAGCGAAGACCTGCATCTGGCCGGGCAAAAGGATGAGCGCATATTCCAGATGTGCGAGGAGCTCGGCGCCGATACTTACATCAGCGGAACCGGAGCGGCAGATTATCACAGGCCGGAGGAGTTCCAGCTCCGAGGCATCGACCTCATCTATTCGGAGTACCGCCCACCGGTATATCCTCAGCTCCACGGCCCGTTCATCGGGAACCTGTCCATGATCGACTATATCTTCAACTGCGGCTATACGCTCCCGGAAGAATGGAGGAGAGATAATGGATGAATTGACGTTCGGCATCTACATCCCGAGCTACCGCCGGGCCAAGACCGCCACCACTCACCGCTTCCTGGAGTACGGCACCTACGTCGTCCGAAAGTCCGAGGAGGCGGCCTATCGGGAGGCCAACCTCGGCTCCTGCGATGTGATGGCCGTGGAGGATAACCTCATCTGCGGCCTGACCGAAGTGAACCAGTGGCTCGTTGATAATGCGGCTGAGGACATCATCTGCGTCCTGGATGACGACCTGCACCACTTCTATTACCGGCTCGATAGCAGCGATTCCATCGAAGACCCCGAGTTGGTCACAATGGAGCTGGAGCGCATAGCGCAGCTCATGGCCGACCTGAGCATCGGCTTCGGCGCCACCGACGCCACCGTGCGTCCGTGGAATTATGATGCCGAGTTCTCGTTCAAGGGATGCGCCGGAGGTGTTCGATGGGTCAACCGTCCGGTCTTCAAGGCTCGCTGCGTAAAGGAGCTGGAATATAACTATGACCTCGACCTTGTTCTTCAGGAGCTCTTGCTCAACCGCATCATCCTGAAACCGAAGTATTTCTGCTCCAAGGGATTGACTGACACCAACGAAGGCGGCGCGTCCGGGAAGAAGCGCGGAGATCAGATAGCATCCATCAATCTGATGAAGCACAAATGGGGTAGGTACTTTGAATATAACTTCGACAACAACACACCGCGCATTGTTGTTCCTCGGTGAGCCCAAAGCCGCAGATTTTCTCGACTTTTTCTGCCCGGCCTATTGACTTAGGCGCCCGGTGTTGTACGATAAAGATACGGGAAAATCCCGAAAAATGGCAGAAAGGAAGATGATTTTTGGGTTATGATATGATAACCAAGAGCGGCCATAATTTCTACGACATGGCCTCGATGCTCCAGAAGGCAATCCGACGAAACGATTATGCGAGGGCAGGTTACGCCGCCAATGAGCTATTCCCGAAGTATAAGGGGTATCTCTGGCGGCGTCTTCTTATAATCAGCGCGGAGGACTGCTACGGCATAATGACCAAGGAAATAATTGCTCTGAAACAGGCTGAGGAAATGATGAAGGGCAACGACGAAACCATTTTCGTGTCAAAGGCGATCACCCTTTTGTGCTATGCCCGCAAAAACCGCGATGCGGACTACTTCGCCTGTAATCTAATGCACTCAGACCGACCTATCCCGGAAGACCAGATTGAACACGTCCCGATTGAGGACTGTGAGCTTAAGGGCGGCAAAATCCCCGGCTGGGTGTACAACTGGCATACCTCTAAGGGCCGGGCTATGGGGAAGGATGTGGTAGAGGCCATCGTGACCGAACAACAGGCACTTGAACCTCAACAGATGGGCCTATGGGACAATGAGGATTGGGAACGCGACGTGAATAACTGCCTGAAAAAGTTCAATCCTCAGCACCGCGAGCCTGGCGGAATTGACTGGGATAAAGAGGGCCGGAAGTAAGGAGGGCAGTAGCGTGGAACGGAAAACAGATATTGTCAGGCTATTGGTAGCCCAGGGTAATTATCAGAAGGCGCTCGCCATTGCAAAGGGGTTCCGCCTCGGAATTGCCCCTGAAAAGCGCGACGCCATGACAAGGGCTTACGAGTGCATGGTGCATCCGGCCTTCTATCAATCACTAGGCACAGACCTCTCTAAGGTCATAGATGAAGGCATAACCGTTCTAACGCAACTCTATGGATAACTTTCATCCATGTAAATAATAAAGGCACACAACAGCTTCTCGCGGCCCTCGCGAGAGGCTTTTATTTTGCCCTATAGAAGAGGGGTGGTGATGTGGCAAATGCGAAAGGAAATCCAGATAACCTGATGCCGGTTCGTAGCAAAGAAGAAGCAAGAAAACGCGGGGCCGCCGGTGGGAAGAAAAGCGGCGAGGTCAGACGCAAGAAACGGGACGCACGGAAAACCGCACAGTTGTTCCTAGAGCTGGCTGCCACAGGCAACCTCGACAAGAACCTCGACAAGCTCGGTGTTCCCGAGTGCGAACGGACGAATCTCATGGCTGCTATGGCCTCCATGTTCACCCAGACCATGGGCGGCAACGTCCGGGCGTTTGAGGCGCTCATGGACTACGCCGGGTTCAACCCCAAGACCATGCTCGCAGAAAAGGTGCTCGAACTTCAGGAGGGTGGCGGGGGCGGCGCAGACCCCGAGGATGACGATTCCGAGGATGTAGTCATCTACCTGCCGGAGAATGGACGTGACGACGATGAGTAAGGTGAGAACGCTACAACCTCAGCCAGGGCCGCAGGAGATGTTCCTCGCATCTTCTTCTGACATTGCTATTTACGGGGGAGCTGCTGGCGGCGGCAAGACCTATGGGCTGCTACTCTCTCCGTTAAGATACAAGAATACCAGCGGTTTCGGCTGCGTCATATTCCGAAGAAACTTCAATCAGATATTCGCCGAGGGCGGCCTCTGGGACGAAGTAAGTAAAATGTACCATGGCATCAGGGGCGCCAGCCCCAAAATGTCCAGGAATCTTTGGCAGTTCAGAAACGGCAAAGGAGCTGTCATCGCCAAGGTATCGTTTGCTCATATAGAACGCGATGATGATGTCCATAAATGGCAGGGTTCCCAGATATGTGAGATAGGGTTCGATGAATTGACGCACTTCTCGGAAAAGACGTTCTTTTATATGCTCTCTCGAAACCGTTCTGTTTGCGGCGTCCACCCATTTGTCCGGGCCACCTGCAATCCCGATGCTGACTCCTGGGTAGCCAAATTTATCGAATGGTGGATTAGCCCAGATACCGGCTACCCCATATCGGAGCGCAGCGGAGTCATCCGCTGGATGATTCGGCGTAACGAGGTTATTCATTGGGCTGATACCAGAGAAGAGCTCATTTCACGGTTCAACCTTAAAACCGAGGAGGAGCAGTGGGAACCTAAGAGCGTCACATTCATTGCAAGCACCGTCTACGACAATAAGATACTACTGAAGAGCGACCCGTCCTACCTTGCCAACCTGAAGGCCATGTCCCTCGTTGAGCGTGAGCGGCTGCTCCATGGTAACTGGAAGATTAAGCCCTCCGCCGGTTTGTACTTCAAGCGGACGCAGGTAGGGGAGATGCTCCCCAGGGTTCCCGCCGATGTTGTCAAATGGGTGCGGGCCTGGGACTTGGCAGCTACATCCGAGGACGAAGGCGGCGAGCCCGCATACACCTCCGGCGTCCTCCTCGGCAAGCGCAGCAACGGCCGGTACGTTGTGGCCGATGTTATAAACGTGCGCCTCACCGCTGCTGATGTCAGAAAGACTACCAAAATGACTGCGGCCACCGATCACAGCCGGTACAAGCGCGTCCGCATACGGCTCCCGAAAGACCCTGGGCAGGCTGGCAAAGACCAAGCCCAGAGCTACATCAAGTTCCTGGCCGGTTACGATGTCTGCGCCATCGCTGAGACGGGCAGCAAGGAGGCCCGCGCCGAGCCCGTTGCCGCACAATGGCAAGCGGGCAATTTTGATGTCGTCATTGGAGACTGGAACGAGGAGTATTTCAGCCAGCTCGAAAGTTTCCCGCTCAGTAAGTTTAAGGATATGGTTGACGCTACAAGTTCCGCCTTCACCGAGATCGAGGGCGTCTTTGACATCGGCAGCCTCATCACATGATAGAGAGGAGTTGAACCCGTGATAAGTAAAGAAGATGATCTAAACCGCCTCCAACGGCTCCAGCGGGGAAGGCAGATATTAGAGGAGCATACCACCAAGGCGGTTCGCCCATATCGGGAGGACGGCTATGTTAATCTCCTGAACAAGAGTGGCACCAGTCAGGACAATTCGGATGCGTACAGCTATGATTGTGAGCCTCTTGTCCCTGACCTCCAGCTCACAGGAATGTACGAGAGCAACGGCCTGTTTGCAAAGGTAATTGACACACCGGCCGAGGAAGCTCTGAAACACGGTTTTGACCTGGGCCTTAACGACCCTGATACCACGAGCTTCATCGAAGACGCTCTTGACGATCTGGACTGGGAGGAGAAAGCGGCCACTGCCATTAAATGGGCAAGGCTGTATGGGGGTTCCATCATCGTTATGCTCATCGATGATGGGGGCGGTCTTGAAGAACCGCTTAACTGGAAGAAAATTAAGAGCATCGACGAGCTGAGGGTTTATGAGCGGGCTGTACTCCAGCCTGACTACTCCAGCCTATATGCCTACGACAACGGCGCAGTAAAAGGAAACCGCGTGTCCCGCTTTGGCAAACCGGAGTATTACGAAGTCCTCAGTGTCTTCGGCTCGTTCCGCGTCCATGAAAGCCGCTGCCTCGTATTTAGGAATGGCGTCCTCCCCGAGCGCGTGACCAACCCAGTCTACCAGCTCTGGGGAATCCCGGAGTATATCAGAGTTCGCCGAGCCCTCCAGGAAGCAATCACCGCCCACCAGGATGGCACGAAGCTCCTTGAGCGCAGCGTCCAAGCCATCTACAAGATGAAAAGCCTCGCCACGCTCCTTGCCACCGACGACGGCGAGAATCAGGTGTTGAAACGCCTCCAGCTCATCGACATGGCCCGTGGGATGCTGAACAGCATTGCCATCGACAGCGAGGGCGAGGACTATGACTTCAAGACATTCCAGTTCGCGGGCATTAAGGATGTCATAGACGCCACCTGCAATATGCTGTCCGCTGTTACGAGCATCCCGCAGAATGTGCTATTTGGTAAAGGCACCGGCGGCATGAGCACCACTGACGACACCAGCATGGAGAATTACTACAACTACATTGAGCGCATCCAGAAGCTCATGCTCCGGCGCAATCTGCGCGATCTGCTCGATGTTATATTCCGTGCTGGCATCAGGTCTGGGGAGATTGAGGAAGAACCGGCCTATAAACTGAAATTTAATCCGCTCTGGAGCCTTAGCGAGACCGAACAGGCTACCGTCGACAAGACCAAGGCTGACACAGAGCTGGTCAAGGCACAGACCGCCCAGGTCTATGTTGATATGCAAGCCCTTGACCCGTCCGAGGTAAGACAGGGCCTCGCCGCAAGCGAAGACTTCAGTGTGGAAGACCTTATCAGCGAGGATGAAGACCTACTCGATGATCTGATTGACGAAATTGCAGACAACCCGGAGGTCGAAGCATCCGAGAAGGCCGCAGAGGAATTGGAAGCCCCTGGAGGCGTTGAACAGACCTCCTCCGTGCTAGACCCCACCACACCGCCCTCAGAGGCATCACACGGCGACGAAGGAATTGGGGAGGTAGGTTGTTTAGTTTTCCGCAAAGGAAGAATCCTGACAGGCTTACGGAGTAAAGAAGGCACGTTCTGCGGCCCAGGGGGTCACGTTGAGGATGGAGAGAGCCCCGACGAGGCTATAAGACGGGAAGCAATGGAGGAGTTTGGCATCCAGCTTGGCGAGCTCATCCCTCTCGGCGTACTCGGCGGCCTCGCTGAAGAACACGGCCGCCCCATGATCTACCTGTGCGAGGAGTTCACCGGCGAGCCCGTGCCGGACGGCACGGAGATGAAGACCGCCGAGTTCAGCGAGCCCACAGCTATCATAGGCGGCATCGAGCGGGGCGAATCCTTCGAGCCCTTTGCTAAGTCCATCGAGATGCTGATGAAGGAGTTGATGTGACGCCATGAATGATATCGCCCACAAACAAGCGACAAGGGAGGCGGTCTCAGCCAAATTCAGGAGCCACAAACGTCTTATTTGCAAGACTGAACCTCTTTACCCTCAAGGGGCGGAAAGGGAGTATCAGCGGCTCACAGATGCCTATATGCGCTTGCTGAACCAGACCCTCAAGGCGCACTTGCCCGAGATAAAGGCTGTGGCCCGCCATGAAAAGGAGGCCAAGGCCAGACACGATGACACAAGCGACCTAATGGCTGTCGTCAATCGTGCGTTCACAGACATGGGCGTTGAGATGGAGCAAAAAGCCGACAGCTTCGGCCTTCGCCAGAAAATTGAGCGCATGGCTAACCTGACGCGCAAGCTCACCGTCCAAGAATGGAAGAAAGCAGTTAAAGCCACGCTCGGCATTGACATCCTGGATGACTACTATCTTGGCGAGTTTTACCGGGAGTCGATGCAAACATGGGTCGATAAGAATGTAGACCTCATCAGCACGGTTCCGAAGGATAGTCTCGGCAAAATGAAGCAGATTGTAACTGAGGGCTACATGAACGGCCGTACCACGACTGCCATCATAAAGGATATTCAGCAAGCCTACGGCGTTGACAAGCGCCGTGCTAGGCTCTGGGCCAGAGATCAGCTTGCCAAGCTCAACGGCGATCTGGCGAAAAAACAGCAGCAGGACGCCGGGGTCGAGGAGTATATATGGTCGACCTCTGGCGATAGCCGCGTCCGGTTGGGTCACTCCAGACTGAATAGGAAGCGGTTCAGGTGGAATACCCCACCTGTTGTCGATGCAAAGACTGGAAGGAGATGTCACCCCGGCGAGGACTATGAGTGCCGATGTGTTGCCCTTCCTGTTTTTGATATAGATACCATAGATATCCCGTTCACCGAGAAGGGGGGCGGTTAAATGAAAAAATAAGCCATCCCACTCAGATTGGCCGAAAGGAGGAACGCCAAAAATGAACAAAACCATCAATGCGCTTTGCCGTGGACTTGCTGAAGAAGCCGAGGCCATTCAGAAGAACACGGACGACATCGCCTTTATCGGCGAGGAAGACCTTGAAGTAATTGCTCTGCTGAAGGACATCCGCTACGACCAGCTTGAGCATATCCAAAAACTTGCTCTGGCACTCACAAAAGCTCTTATTGAAACGGAGTCCGAGCAAACGGATGATGGGGGTGACGAAGTTTGAAAGCTCCCAAACTCAAGCGCGTTCTCCGTCTCGACAACATCTCGCTCGACAAGACCTATTACACCGAAGAAGGATATTTAGTCGACAACCCTATCGTCACATCGGTAGGCATCTTCGAGTACGCCTTGCCCAATGGCGGCATCCGCAGAGAACTTCGGCTTCCTGAGCACGTTTTCGACCCGGAGAGTCTGGCCTCGTATGAGGGCAAGCCTGTCATCATCACCCACGATGCCGGTACTGTCGACAAGGACAATGTAGAGCAGTTCCACATTGGAACGATATTGTCCAAGGGCTATCGGGACGGAGATGACGTGAGGGCCAAGATTGTTGTTCACGACACCGATGCTATGCAGGAATGTGAGCTGAGGGAGCTCTCTCTCGGCTACAACCTGGAACTTGACGAAACGCCCGGTGAGTGGAACGGCGAGCCCTATGACGCCATCCAGACCAATATTCGCATCAACCATCTGGCCCTTGTTGAAAATGCTAGGGCCGGAGGTCAGGCGCGGCTCAATGTAGACGGCCGCGACCAAACATTGAAAGGAGCAAAGATTGCTATGAGTAAGAAAACCACGAAGCGCCCTCAGACTAGAGCTAAGAATCTCAGACGCGATAGCGAGGGAATGACTCCCGAGAATTTCGCTGCTGCCCTCGAGGAATTCAAGTCTCGCCGTGCCGAGCGCATGGCTGCCAATCATCCCGACGAGGAGGAATCTGCCGCCGTTCTGGAGGTCCCTACGGCCGATGAGGAAAAGACTTCTCCTGCCGCTGTCGATGAAGGAGCTGGCGCCTCTGAACAGGCACAGCTTGTTAAAGACCGCCGCGACCGCCGTGATTGTGAGGGCGACCCCTCCAACATGGATGAAGCCATGCACGTCATTGCGCAGCAGGACGAGGACATCGAAACCCTCTTGGGCGTTATTGACGCTCTTTGTACCGCTGAGGACGAGGACGACACCTCTACCGAAGACGAGGACGATACCTCCGCTGAGGACGAGGATGACACCACAGCCGAGGATGAAGATGACGAGCCAAACGGTGACGGTGACGAGAGTAAGGCTGGCGCTATCAATGCTGACTCCATCGACGCCATTGTCCGAACTCGCGTCAAGCTGGCCCGCATCGGCGACCGTCTGAATATGAACGATCTCGACGGCATGACCATTATGGGAGCGAAGAAGGCCATCATCAAAAAGCTAAAGCCCGGGCTTCGCTTGGATGGTCAGAGCAAGAGCTATGTCAATGCGGCCTTCGACCTAGCGCTGTCTGAGCTCAACTCCCAGAAGGACACCAATTTCCAGCGCGGTCAGATGTTCAACAGCGATTCCGCCCGACGTTCCGTTTCCAGCGACTCCGGCGCTTCCGAAGCGCGTCGGCGTATGATTAAGAAGCAGACTAAGAATGGAGGTAAACAGTAATGAGCGTACAGACTAACTATAGCTATTCCACCCCAAGAGGCGTCCCTGGCGGCCTCTATGACCAGTCGCCCTATGTCGTTGATACTCGCCTGAACGAGGCGAATAACGGCAAAATGCTGTTTGGCATGGGCGTTATGCAGGGCTCCGCCCCTGGCGTCAACATCGACCTGCCTTCCACCGGCGCCACCCTTGCTAAGTTCGAGGGCATTACCGTCAACGGCTTCACGCAGCAGCACGACCTTGAGGGCAAGGTTTCCTTGGGGAACAACCAGAGTGTCGGTCTACTCAAGCAGGGACGCATCTATGCCCGGCTCGTTTCCGATGTCGAGCCCGCCTACGGCGAGGATGCTTACCTCATTGTCAGCGGAGATAATGCTGGACTGTTCACAAATGTCAGCGGTAGCAACACTCTAAAGATAAGTGCAAAGTTTATCGGCAGCAAGGGCTCTGGGGCAGTTGCCCCGGTCGAGCTCCGCGCTGGCGCCTAAAAGAAGGAGGAAAGCCACTATGAAAAACAAGAAGACCTATTACAGGTATGACAGCGCGGACTATGCTGCGCTGTCCAAGTCTGACATCCCGGCCGCATTGGCGGATACCGCCGGTATGCGGTTCGATAGCGCAGAGGATGCGTCTGTATTCTTCGCCCGTGAGCTCGACTACATCAAGTCTCAGAGCTATGATGTCGAGTACCCCGAGCTGACAGCCCTGTCTATCTTCCCGATCTCCAGCGAGGTTGACCCCGGTGCTGAGACTATCACCTATTACAGCTACGACAAGACCGGCATCGCCAAGCTTATCAGCAACTACGCAACCGATTTGCCACGTGCTGATGTGAAGGGCAAGCCCACCACCGCCAGCATCAAGTCCATCGGTGACAGCTATGGCTACTCCATCCAGGAGATGCGAGCGTCCCGTATGGCTGGCAAGTCCCTTGATGTTCGGAAGGGAGAATCCGCTCGATACCAGATTGACCGCCTGAACAACCAGATCGCATGGGCCGGTGACGAGGAAACAGGGCTGGTGGGCGTTTTGTCCTCTGCCAACGACATCCCACTCTACACTCTGCCTATCGGCGTCAACGGTTCGATCTCCTGGGGCGATAAGACCCCAACGGAGATTATGGCCGACATTAACGGTATGCAGAAACAGGTAGCGGCCGCTACCAAGAATGTTGAGCGCCCTGATACGCTGGTGCTACCCTCCGATGTTTACATCGACATCAGCACCCGTCAGATCGAGAACACCGGCTATACCGTGAAGCGGTTCATCGAGGAGAACGCTCCCTATCTGAAGGACATCATCCCCGCTTCCGAACTACAGTCCGACAGTCCCGAGACCAACCCGTATGGCGCTTCTGATGGCACCGGTCAGAATGTGGCCCTGCTCTTCAAGAACGATGCCCGCAAACTGACCATCGAGAACCCCATGCCCTTCTACCAGTACCCCGTACAGCCAAAGGGCCTTGAGGTCGTTATACCTTGCGAGGCGCGCACCGCCGGAGCCATCATCTACTACCCACTGTCCCTGCTCATCGCAGTAGGCGTGTAATGATTTTTCATACCCCGGCCTTACGATTGTACAAGACCGGGGTATCATATTACGTTTTGAAAGGAACAACATTATGAAAATCACGAATATTGGAACCAAGATCGTCAATGTAGGCGCTGTTGCCGTCCTCCCCGGAGATACTTCCCCTGAGCTCCCCGACTCCTTCAAGGGAAACCCAGCACTGGCCCTATTCCAGAAGAAGGGCTTTATTACCATCGACGACGGCGCTGCCGCTGAGGAGGCTGCCAAGGCTGAAGCTGAAAAAGAAGCTGCCGAGGAAAAGAAGGCTGCTGAGGAGGCTGCCAAGAAAAAGGCTGCCGAGGAAAAGAAGGCTGCTGAGGAGGCTGCCAAGGCTGAAGCTGATGCCAAGGCTGCCGCTGGCTCCAAGTAAAGTGAGGTGTTGGCCATGTCAGCCCTTGAGATCTTCCGCATTGTCGCCACCGAGTTTAGCGATGTGAAGGACAAGGATGTGAAGAAATGGCTTCAGCTCACCGCTCCCATCATCAGTAAAAAGAGGTTTGGTAAGCTGTACGAGCAAGCCCTGGCGCTCCTCACTGCGCACAGATTGAAGATGGCTGGATATGGTGACAGCTCCTACGGAACCGTAGGCGATACGCTTCGGGTTGGCAACTTCTCCGAAGGTGAGACCTCGATTGGCTTCACCACGAACCAGCAAACAAACCTGCTTGCCGACGGCGAGCTCTCGCTCACGCCGTATGGCCTGGAATATCTCACCCTACGGCGACTGGCTATCATCCCGATAGTATCGGCAGGGGAGGCGAGGTAAATGGCTGGATTTGACAGGCTCACGCCTGAAGGCAAACGCTTCTACGCACAGCTTGAAGAGCTGAAAAAGCTGGATGTTCGCATCGGATATCAGGCTGGCGAGAATGTCGACGATGACGGCGTCGACCTGTGCGACATCGCTATGTGGAATGAGCTTGGCACCGTCGGCATGGACTCCAGGCCATTCCTACGCAAGAGCGTTGACGAGAACCAGGACAAAATCCAGGCGTTCGGTCAGGCTCAGGCGAAAAAGCTCACTCAAGGTGGAACCGCCGAGAGCTGCCTCAAGGCCATTGGTGTATTTGCCAAGGGTCTTGTGCAGGACAAAATCGAGAGCGGCAGCTACGAGCCAAACAAACCGTC